GCCAAGTCATATGATGTTGCGTACAATAATCCGTAGTGATGCAGTTAGCTATCCGTGGTTTGCACCAGCTGGTGTACGTCGTGGCTTAATTGATAACGTATCAAGCATTGGTTATGTTGATCGTAACAATGACAACGTATATGTAAGTATCGGAGTTACAAATGGTCTACGTGATGTTCTTTACAGAAACAGCATTAACCCATTAACAGTACTTCCGGGCGTAGGCTTAGTTGCATACGGTCAAAAAACACGTTCAGCATCAGCAAGTGCAATGGATCGTATTAACGTAGCTCGTTTAGTGGTGTACTTACGTACAGTATTAGCAAAACTAGCTGCACCGTTTATATTTGAACCAAATGATACTATTACACGTAGCCAAGTTAAAGCGGCATTTGATTCAGTGTTTAATGACTTAGTTGCTAAACGTGGTATCTATGATTTCTTGGTAGTTTGCGATACAACCAACAACACTCCGTTACGTATTGATTCTAACGAGTTGTGGATTGATATTGCAATTCAACCAGTTAAAGCAATTGAGTTCATTTATATTCCAGTACGTTTACAAAACACTGGCGCAGCGTTAACAATTAATTAATATACGCATATAATGGGAGAGGTAACTCTCCCAGTTTGCAATAGAAAAAATGGTAAATACTATAAAGTATTAAAAGGAAAATAAGATGGCAACATCATCATTAAGCAATTTTACAGTGCCGTTATCAACAAACCAAAGTGCCAGCTCACAGGGTTTGTTAATGCCAAAATTAAAGTTCCGCTTTCGCGTAACGTTCTTAAATTTTGGTGTTACACAACCGTCAACTGAGTTAACTAAACAGGTTATTGATTTTAAACGTCCGCAGGTAACTTTTGACCCAATTGAAATCCCAATCTACAACAGTAAGGTTTATCTAGCTGGTAAACCAACCTGGGCAGAATGCTCATGCAACCTGCGTGATGACGCCAGTGGCGAAGTTACTAAACGTGTCGGTGAACAGATGCAGAAACAGTTTGATTTCTTTGAACAGGCTAGTGCAAGTTCTGGCATTGATTATAAATTCCAAACTATTCTAGAAATTCTTGATGGTGGTAATGGTGCAAGTACTCCAAACATCTTAGAAACTTGGGAACTGCAAGGTTGTTACTTATCTGCAGCAGATTATGCCGATAATAACTATGCAACTAATGAACCAATGACAATTGCTCTAACAATTCGTTATGATAATGCATTACAAACACCTACAGGTTCAGGTATTGGTGCTTCTGTAACAAGAACATTTGGTACCGTAATTACTGGTTAATCCAGACGAAAATTAAACTAATACAAGCCCGGTTAAAATCCGGGCTTTTTTATCTCGATAAATAATGTATATAGGATAAGTTATGAGTCAGAATAATATTTGGGGCGACCTGCTCCAATCCATAGCACCAGAACAAAACATACGCGACTATCAACACGCCGCCCGTACATTTGTTGACGGCTTATACAGACTAAGTCCCAAACTTAGCAACCTGTACCATGTATTCATCGACCTAAATCAAAATATAGCAGGAACAGATCAAAACAGTCTAATAGAAATGGGCTTAATGGCCAAGTCTGTTAACCTACCTAAATTTAACGTACAAAACAAAGTTTATAATGCATATAATCGTAAAATGGTACAGCAAGAACGAGTTAACTACGATCCTGTTAACATAACATTCCACGATGACAGTGCTGATATTGTAAGTATGTTTTGGCAAAACTATTTCTCATACTACTATAGAGATAGTGACTACTTAGGTAATGAGTCAACATATACCTATGACAGCAAGTATAAACAACGTCAGCAACAAATGTGGGGATATAGCCCTACAGTAGACGATAAAAATCAACCTTATATAAATGCAATTAGAATTTATAGCCTACATCAAAAGCGTTTTAGTGCATACTATCTAGTTAAACCAATGATTACATCGTTTGCACACGGTCAGCACTCTGCAGGCGAATATACTCCGTTAGAGCATCAGATGACTGTGGCATTTGAGTCAGTATTATATGAATCAGGACCAGTTGAAGCAGGCACTGTAATGGGCTTTGATCAAATACATTATGATAATACCCCAAGTCCACTACGTAACGCTGGCGCAGCAATCGGTGCAGTCAAGGGAGTCATTAAAGGGATCGAAAACGGCGACTTGGGATCAATAATTCAAGGCGGTATAAATTCAGTTAATATTCTCACAGGTACTAATATTCAACTTAAACAAGCACCTGCACTTGATTTGAGTAAAATTGGCAACAGCATACTTAAAGGGCAAAATCCATTTAGTACCGTGTTTGCACCCACTAGTTCGTCAGTGCAACAAGGTATTAAACGTGCTACCGGCGGCGGTGGCCTGATTAACAGATAGGAATAACACTATGGCAATCAACGGAAATTTACCCAATCAAACAAACAACAGTGCAAGTACTAGTGCATATTTTAATAATTTTTACGACTTACCACAAACCACAAGTCCGATGATTAACGATGCTGTGGTTGCGTTCTTTCAAAAAATCACAGGCAATGCAGACACAGGTAAAAATCTAGCCGCGGCAGTGATCTATACAGCACTACAACAAGGCATTGATCCAATGAGTATAGTTGATCAATTAAAAGCCTTAAACGATAAAAATAGATTAAACTCTCCAGAAACATATTACTCACATGAAACTAATGATCAAGCACAAGATGATTATGTGTTTGACAGCCAAACAGGTACCTGGACTACTGGAACTAAACAGTATGCTAAACCAGGTCCCAGTACTGCCTATGCCTATGTAACAGAATTAGATGCGTATCTAATAATGTTGCTTAATTTAAACAGAGTTGGCACTAGCCTATTGGGTATTAGTAACAGTCCTAGAACTAGCCCATATGTAGAACGAATGATTTTAGCATAATGGCCAAGTACGCTAACGGTAAATTTACAATTAAGAATGCAGAAAAGTATATAGGAAAGAAAGTTCCTACATACCGTAGCAGTTGGGAATTTGCATTTATGAACTTTTGTGATAATAATCCAGCAGTTACACAGTGGGCCAGCGAAAGTATACAAATACCTTATTACAATCCCGTACTAGGCAAACAAACTATCTATGTACCAGATTTTGTTATAGTATATCAAGATGCAGGTAAAAAACGACACGTAGAAGTAGTAGAAATTAAACCTCTAGCGCAGACTACTATGGAAAGTGCTAGGTCAGTTAAAGACAAATACAGCGTGGCAATTAACATGGCCAAGTGGGCCGCTGCAGATGCTTGGTGTAAAGCTAATAACATGCGTTTCCGTGTGGTAACAGAACACGACATATTTAAAAATCTTAAACGATAATCTCTAGTGTAAATAGTATTACTATGACACAAAAATTATCAGAATTATTTAATCTACCCCCAACAGATGATGTTACTGCTGAAGAAGCAGAGCACACCATTGAAGAAAATCGTGAAATGATTACCGCGGTTGATCTTGCCATTGACAAGATTGATGCTGCCCTACCAATGGTCAATGACCTAGACACTAGCGATAAAGAGCTAGATGAACTAAGCGACCTAGCCAAAGATAAGTTTAACGACTTGATCGATCTGGGCATGAACGTAGAAGCACGCTTCAGTGGGCATATACTTGCAACCGCAGGTACACTCCTAGGGCATGCTATTACAGCCAAACAAGCCAAGTTAGATAAAAAGCTCAGAACGATTGATTTACAGCTGAAAAAAGCTCGTTTAGACTGGCAAATTGACCAAGCAAGCAAGAAAACAGACGGTGATAAGCTCATCGATGCAGAAGACGGGCAAGGTGTAGTTATTGACCGTAACGAACTACTTAAGCAACTACTTAACAAAAAAACATAGTGTTCTTGATAAATAACACTATAGTGGATCTTTTACAATTATGAAAAACTTTTTACAATATCTTGGTGAAAACCAAAAAATTTATGAATTCCGTATCAAAGTAGCCAACTGCGATCCCGCAGACAAGCTAGACGGACTAAAAATAGGATTAGCTAGTTATGAAGTTGAGAGCTTGGGTGCAATCAAACATCTACCAATCAAAGCTAACGACATTGATTTCCCAAGTATTCAAAACTGCGAAATCTTTTTAATGGATGCTAGTCTTAAATATCCAGTAAACGATGCTCAATTACGTGCTATCGTTGCTGAACGTTTAGGTTGCCCGCAATCACAGGTTGTGGTTGTAGCTAAAAACAATCCAGAAGAAATTTGGCGCTGGAACATTGATGGCCAAAGTGAATTACGTGAATTTAAGAAAGGTGAAGATGTGTTAACACAACCTTTGCCAGAAGCGTCAGAAGACCAAAAAGCTGCTAGCAAGTTCTATAGTGAAGCTGGTACAATTCTTAAAGAATTAGAAAAACCAGCTAAGTTTGAAATTGACGGCACTGACAAAACTGTAGGTGGGGCGAAAGATCCAGCATACGGTAAAACAACCAATGATGTTGCTCAAGGACAAGTAAGTCCAGTAGGTAGCAAACAAAATAAGATCCCAACTACAAATAAAGGACGAGCATAAAATGAGCGACATGAGAATGTATAATATTTTAGGTGTAATGAAAGGCCTGAATGACAACGCAAAATCAGAACAGTTAAACGAAAGCGTTAACCAACCAACAGTATATGAAAATGTAGAGCCTAAAGGTTCTATTATGAATGCTGTTAAAAGCCTAGCAGGTAAATTTGCTAAATTTAACGAATCTGCCAAACCGGACTTCTTAGACCTAGATAAAGATGGCGATAAAAAAGAGCCAATGAAGAAAGCTGCTAAGGAAAAAAAAGCTAAACCGTTTAGTAGCGACGACTACGATGAATACGGTGTACGTCACTCCTCATCTTTTAATCAACCACCTAAGAAAGCAGTTAAAGATAAAAACAATGCCAAAGGTGCGTTTAAAGATATGTTTGGTGGTGACGCAAAAGATCTAACAAGCAAATTAAAAATTAAAGAAGGCCAAGGTCCGTACGAGCTATATAACCCTAAACATCCTAAATTCAAAGCTAACTATGACAAATACAAAGCTAAACATCCTGATTGTAAACTAGCAGACTTTATTGAAGCTATGAAGAAACGTGAACACAGCCTAAATGAAAGTCAAGCAGTTGTTATTGGTGGCAAAGAAGTTAACATGAATAGTTTGGACTTTGAAGACGTACACCAATGGGACGCACCTGATTACTCAGATGCTTATTGTGTTGCGGCAACGTTTGTTGACGGCACTCCACTGTCAGAAGTCGAACTTAATCAATTAGAAAGCAAATACGGTGCTGAAGTACACACAGCTATACACAATAGTCTACATGAAGGCAAATACGATGAGCCAGAAGCACCTAACGCAGATGCTATTGCTAAACGTAAACGTTTACAAGCATTAAAAGATCGTCAAGAAGATGAACGTGCAGAACGTGGCAGCAACAATGCTAATACACCAATCCGTAAAGTTGCTGGTAAAGCCTACGGCGGTGCAGCACAAAAAGATGATGTTAGTGATTTAGATGAAGTAGCACCTCCGGGTAAGAAAGCCGAACGTATGGTTAAACATATTAAGAAAGGTTATGCTAAAGACGGCAAACTATCTAAGAAAGAAAAAGGTATTGCTTATGCTACAGCATGGAAAGCACATAACAAAGGTCAAGTTGAAGAAGGTATTGCATTTGGTGATACAGTTAAAAACTCTACTCCGAAACTGACCAACGTTACGCCAATGAAACTAAAAGAAAGTCGTATGCTACAAGAAGGCGACTATTTCTATGAGTCAATTGCCAAAGCATTATGTGATAAGAATCCTAATCTAGACACAGCTGGCAACGAATTTGTTACCGCAGTGCGCCAAGAAATGGTAGCACAAGGTATTACACCAAATAAAGCTAGAAATATTCTTTTAATGGATGAAGACTTTTTAAGTGATGTAGCTACATCATATGGTCACTACTGTAAAGAAGTAGCTGAAGATATTAATCAATCAAATATTCCTTCTCCAACAAATGCCAATCCAGTAACATCACCGGTAGGCCAAGAATTGGATGAAATTGCTAAACTAGCAGGCTTGCCGACTAAACAAGCATCATGTGAAAGCTGTGGCATGTTAGAGTCATCATGCGCTTGCCAACACGAAGACGCATTAGATGAAAGTTCGATCAACGAAGCTGCCAGTCGTAAAGACTTTAGAATGGTAGCAAACCTAATTAAAAATATTCCAGATGAAGCTAAACGTAAAGAGTTAGCACAACATCACGCTGATATATTTAAACAACAAAATCCACGTTTTAGCCATGATAAATTCTATGCTGCTGCAGGTGTTGTTGAAGGTAATGCATTCACTGGCAAACTAGCAGATACACCCGCTGGTGATACATTTAAATTAGGTGATAAATCATACAAAGATACCAGTGCCATTGAAGAAGAAGAAATGGAAGAAGGCAACGAATTCTCGGGCGCACTAGCGGCAGCTAAAGCAAGTGGTAGTAAAGAGTTTGAAGTTGACGGTAAGAAATATACTGTTAAAGAAGATATCAATGTAAACATTACAGCTAACGGCCAAGAAGATGCACTTAACTTGTTCCGTAAATTAGCCGGCATGGACGAAGTTGCCCCAACAGTACAAGCAGTTGAATTACCACAAGATGCAGCATCGGCTATTGCACAAGGTATGGTTGAGCCTGTTGAATTAGAAGTTGCTGAAGAACGTGATATTGAATATACAAATACACCAAATGAAAAAATTGGTGGGCTTGATACTGCTATTCCAAGTGGTAATGATATGCACCGTGCTAAACGTTCATACAGTGATAAACCATATCGTGGTGATAACCC